CAAGGCACAGCGGCAACTGCGATTGTAGCGGCTGGTTCTGTACTGACGTTTACTTGTACTTTGTCAGCTATGTTGGCTCCGCCCGGTGGGCTATCTGTGGTACTTACGCTTGGGGGCACTAATGACGGAGACGCGACGTATATTTATAGCGTTTGGCTCGAATACACTAAGCGCTTGCTTAACGAATAAGGTGATTTGAAATGGCTAATGCGAGTTATTTGAAAAAGTTTGACCCGATCCAAGAAAGCGGGCGTTATGCTTACGGGATTCGGACTGGGGTTAGGACTGCGGCGGATTTTACGATCACGCTGGGTTTTCGCCCGAGTAAAATTCAGGTTATTAACCTGACTGATAAGATCGAGGCGACTCATTATGTTGACCCTACGGCGGCTACAGGTACGACGACTTATGGACTGGATGCAGGGGCGAACGCGAAGTCTCTGGTAACGATTGCCAATGGTACTCGTACTTATGAGGCGGCCGGCATTGCGTTGACTACTGACGGCCTTGGTTTCACTGTTACAGTCGCTACGAAAACACTTGAGACAGATAACGATGATACTGTCTGGTTCGCGTGGGGTTAATTAAACCTTAATAAATATGCGTCTAGGGTCATTCCCGAAAAATCAGAACCTGTACTGACTGACGCATATTTTTAATACGGAAGAGTTTAGGATATTTTACCTCAAAGGAAGAAGCTGCTGAGGTACGGAATAAGGCTGAACTTGAACTTTTTGGTGAATTTTCACCTCACGGCAATACGAAACCGATTGATAATTTCGTATTGACGAATACCCATAACGAATTAAGACTTTAAGACTTTAACCCCCAAACCTTTAAGGAGGCGGGAGGAAAATTCCCGCTAAGCAAAATGGCAACATACGCAGCTAAAAACGAAAATACCGATCCGATTTTAACTGGTAAACATACTCAGGCTGAAGAAGATTCTTTTGAATCGCCCATTTTAATGGTTGAGAACGAGGCTTTAGCCTCATACGCTCGCGACCTGGCTTTTATGTCTGAGCCGGTTGAAGTAATGATCTTACCCTCCCATGATAAGAACGATTCAACCCGGCTGGTAAGCATTTCCGTAAACGGTAAAAGCTATTACATGCTACGGGGCGAATGGCAGGTTGTGCCGAGATTTGTGCTTGAGATTATTGTAAGGGCTAAACGGGAAAGCTGGCAATTTGGGTATCGCAAGGCTGCTGATGGAAGCACGTTTGAAACTTCCAATTCATACAATATTTTAAGATACCCGCACCATTACAGGGATAAGAACCCCTTGGGACAGGCGTGGTATGACTCTATTAAAGACCAAGTGGTTTAGGGTGTTATAATGACTGCTGCAGAGATGGTTGAGAAATTGCGACTAGCTATGGGCGATGAAGTAGAGCCTTATGTCGTACCTACCAAAACCATTTTTGAGTGGCTTTCTGATGCTTACTTGCGTATTCAAATAGAGTACGATCAATGGAAGTTCTTTCACAGCCGGGGTTTGATATTAACAACGGTAGCAGGGAAAGCTGAGTACGAGCTTACCAATGTTAAAGAAATTTCTAAAGACTCGGTGTATTGTAATAAAGTAGGGGAATCGGCAAGATTCCCCATGTACTTTATGGAATACGATAATTGGGTTGCGGAAGAACAAGTTAATTTGCAAATGCAGGGTACTCCACGTTATTTTATTTCGTTACCTAATGGTAATTACAGGATAGAGCCTGATCCTACGGAAGCGTGGCAAGTTTGGGGTGATGTTTGGTATAAGCCAGCGGGGTTTGAGTGCTTAACTGATGAGCCGATTTGGGATGAGAAGTATCATTCGCTGGTTGTTTGGGAGGCTTTAAAGGTGGCCTCGTTGGAATGGTCGGATAATAAAAAGGCTCAACGGATGCAAGCAAACCTTACAGTTAATTTAACACCCATGCGTAGGGCATTTAATTACGAATACTTGGAGCCAAAGGGTAGTGCGAGGGCGCTGTTATGAATTCTACTGAATTAATTACAGCGGTTCGTATACGCTTTGATGATGTAGTTACACCGTATTTGGCGTCAGACGCTACGATTTTAGTGCAAGCTTCACTGGCCCAGGCGGAATTTGCTAGAAGCACATTAGCTCTTTACGATGTTGCAGCAGGGGAAATAACTGCTGATGATCCTTGGTTGGAACTCCCGGCTAACTTTTTTGTATTAAAAACTGTCACGCTTAACGGAAAGCAGTTACGCCCGATTACTATAAGTGAATTAGATTTTGGGTATTTTACGTTTGGTAGGACTGAAAATTCACAAAGGTATGCGAATTGGAGAGAAGCTAAAGGCACGCCGAAATTTGTAGTTACTGATATGTATCCAGATCAAGTTCGCCTTGTACCTTGTCCGAATGTTGATGCTGATGTGAGTTTAGAAGGTTATGTAATTCCACCAGATTTAACACTTCCTACCGGGATACCTCCTACAGGCGTTGACCCGCAAATTCCCGAAGCGTACCATGAGTTGTTAGTAGTTGGTACGTTATTTAGGTTGAATATGCAGACAGATGTAGATGCTTTTAACCTAGGCAAAGCACAGCTTTATAGCACGACATGGTATCAGGGAATAGCAGAAGCTCAAAATAACTTACGTACAAGCCTCCGCCGGCAAGTACGGTTGATGGAATTGCCGCGAGGTTTTGTGTTTGATGCAGGTATTGTAAAGCAGGAAAGCAGTAGTGAAAAATCCGCCGCGTGATAAGAGGAATATGTAATGTCAACTGTCTTATATACTACTGCACCTACAGCTTTAGATGCTGATGGGGTTTGCCTTGCGCAGCAATTAGCTGAAGCGGGTAATTTGCTAATTAATGGTGTACTTGCTACGTTTGGTGAGCAACAACGAGTAACGCTGTATAGTGCAGGTAATTTAAGTGCAGTAACTTTTACAGTATACGGCACTACGACTTTTGGTGCCGCTATCTCAGAGGCTATCGCCGGGCCGGATAATGGAACTGTTACGACTACAGCGAATTTTAAAACCGTAACAAGAGTTGCCGCGAGTGGAGCGGTTGGGTCTAACGTTACTGTAGGTAATAGCAATGCGTTGGAAACTCCGTGGATTGCTTTAAATACAGAACGCCCGGTTAAGGGTATTTCCGTAGTGTTGTCTTCCGGGGCTAGTTTAACCTATGAAGTACAGTATGGAACACGCCTTCGAGCGAATAGTGCTGACGCAGAAACAGCAGTTTTAGCTAAGGCCGATGCGACGTTAACAGCAAAAACTGCCAGTGACTCTGTAGCTGTTACTGTTCCGTGGCCAATGGCTCGATTGAAGATTACTAGCTTTGTTAGTGGTACGGCTACATTGCGGGTTTTAGAGTCGCCTGTATGATTAATCGCGTTAAGTCGCTTTTTTGACCTTATGAGTTATTCCATTGAGAAATTGATGGACGAGTTGATCCGCGATGAAGGTTTGCGCCTGACACCGTATCGCGATTCGTTAGGCTTCCTGACGATTGGTGTGGGTCATTTGATTACGAAAGGCGAGCGGTTTACCGTCATTACTCGCGAGCAAGCGCTCGATCTTCTTAAAGAAGATATTGCGATTGCGGAACGACGACTCACCAATATCTTTCCACAATGGCGGTCGCTGGATGAGGTGCGGCAACGCACTTTCCTGAATTTGGTTGTGAATCTCGGCTACAAACTCGCCGATTTCAAACGCTTTCTTCATGCCGCCAAGAGTGGCGATTGGGAGAAAGCCGCCGATCAACTCATTCAGTCGCGCTGGTACAAACAAGTCAAGTTGCGTGGTCCGCGTATTGTTCATGCGATTCGCACTGGAACCGAATGGAGTGGAGAATGAAAACGATTCATCCAAAAACCGGCAATACACTCATTATGATCGAAGAAAGTCCATTTATTGCTGATATTGAAAAAGAAACGGATGTTGAAAGTCGCGATGATTTTCCGATGTGGCCTGGAGATTTGTGGGATTGTCGATTTTGTGGGGAGTGGATGGTGAAACTGTTGACTGCGAAACACGAATTGAGAATTCTCGATGAAACCGGCTGTTTGGACGCGGATTTGTCATGAAGATTAATTTTAAAGAAGCTTCAACAAAACGCGCTATCGTGATGACGATCACTGGATTGGTGACGCTCTATCAAATCGCTTTCGGTAGTGGATCGCCGGATATTGATGCGTTATTGGCACGGGTTGAATGGTGGATGGGGATTGGCTTGACGATTGTTGGTATGTTTGGATTCTTACCGGATCAACCGCCCCGCACCGGACAGGAGCGCACTCGTGCCACCGATTTACCCCCGAATGGGCCTGTTAAGAATGCTTATGATATTGCACTTGAGGAAAGCGTTTGTGTGGACGGTCTTGATCGCGAGAGTGTGGCTCGTCCGTTCAAACCTCCGTTGCGACAACGCGAAATAATGAATGAAACAGATTTACCGAACATCGAATTACAAGGTCGCTCGGAAGCAGTTAGCGAGGATCGGCAGCCTGTTGTTGCTGATCAGCCTGAGCGGGTTGATGTTGTTGATGTCGGGGTGCGCCTGGACGTGCCGCCCGACCCTTTCATTGAGAGCCACGAACAGTCTGTGCGATCTGGTCAGGATGGATACAATGGTTGAGCGGATTGAAAGCGCGGGTGTGAGTTGTAAAAGTGAGTTTCGTTAATTCTATTTGGAGAATACCATGAGTGATTTACCGGGTTGGCAAGAGCGCGTTATTGTTGAACGCGATTCTCTCGAAAATAAATTAAATCTGTTGCGGGAATTTATGACGCACGATGAGTTTATGCAGCTTTCGCCTGCCAATAGAACACTGTTGAGTCAACAGAAAGACGTGATGTCCGAATACCTGAGTATTTTGGACAAGCGAATTGCCTTGTTTTAGTCTTGAACTATTAACCCCCTTTGGAGAAAACCATGAGTGATTTTGTAGAGAGTACGAGCGATCAGCGCACTGTTAACAACGTGATGCGCCACGAGTACCGCGTTTTGTCTGATGCTGAAAAACAGTCCATGCAAGCGATCAAGGATAAAGGGCTGGAGCTGCATAATCTCATCGAGAGCATTGGACAGTCCAGAGAACTCTCCATCGCACAGACCAAAACGGAAGAAGCGGTCATGTGGGCCGTTAAACATTTAACTCGTTAATTCTATTTTGGAGAATCTTATGTTCATTCGTTCATTGTTGTTAGCTGCCGCCGTGTCCCTACCGTCGATTTCACTGGCCTGCAATCAAGGATTTGGCCCTGGCGGTTGTGTGCCGGATGCCCCTGATCCTACTGGCCCTGCGGAACTGTGTATTCTCGACTGCAAGCCGGTGCAGTATACGCAGTTTGGACTCTTTGCCTTGGCAACGAGTACGTTGGCGAATGGCTATAGTGTTTTAGGCTGGGCCGGGCCGTGCCAATTGGACAATCTGAGTCTTTGCCCGGATATTTACAACCAAGCGTTTGCAGATTTGTATATCGCGGCACAACGCGCCAATCGGGCGCAGTATCACATTGTGGAGTAACGATCATGCAAGCAGTAACCCATTGGGCGGGTCGGAAACGGCTCGCCTTGAGGAGCATCCCGTGAAGTCTTTTCTGTTAGCCGCATTGCAAACGATTCTTCGTTCCTTGATCGGCACATTGAATTATGAGCGGATCAAATTGTTGGTAGTGGACGCGGAGCAAGAGCCGCTGTCTGGCACTGAGAAGCGGGCGCTGGTGTTGCAATCAGCGAAGACCCTGGGACTGGAAGTCGGGACTGCGCTCTTGAATCTGGCGATTGAAACCGCCGTGAATGCGTTGAGGAACGGGAAATGATTGTCAGTAGCGAACTCCGCGATGTCACGATTCAAGCCGATGGCTCCCGCAATGTCGTGGAGCGGCATACAGATCAAAACGGCAAGGTTTACGAGTTCGTCTATAACGCGGCGGCGGAACTGGATTTGAACGCCGTGATGGCGTCCCGTGCGGCACGGATTGATGCGGATTTAGTGGCTCAAGCCGCTGTGGAGGCGGAAGCGCAGAATTATGCCTTGCCGCTCACGCATTTACAGTTCATGACCCGGTTCACCATGGAAGAGCGGGTGGCAATACGAGCGGCGGCTAAAACAGACCCGGTGATTGATGATTTTCTGGAACTCCTCAAGATCAGTGATTACATCTATCCAGCCCATGAAATGACTCTGGCCGGACTGCAATATATGGTGAGTCAGAATCTCTTGACCAGCGAAAGAGCCGTTGAGGTAGGTAGCTAATGGCCGCGTATTACGTCAATAGCGCCGCTGGAGGTACGAACACAGGCAATAACTGGACGAATGCGTTTACCACGTTTGGCGCAGCAGTCACCGCCGCTACGGCATCGGGCGATGTGATTTATGTGAATCAGGGCCACACGGAAAATCTAGCAGCCGATACCACGTATACGTTTGCCAATAACGTCTCAGTGATTTGCAGCAACGACACCACGAACACGCCGCCGCAAACAGTAGGTAGCATGGGAACCAGTGCGTGGATTGGTAATAATTCTGTCAATCGCTCGATTACGCTAGGCGGCGCGTATAAAATTTATCTGTACGGGATGACATTTCGCATCGTTGGTGGTTCGACTGATTTATTAACCATCGGAACAGACGATAGCCATATCGTGATGGAGTCGTGTTATTTATGGCAGAGCAACACCAGTACGGCGTCCCATATCAATCTGGGAGGCGTGACCTCTAATAACAATGTTTATATCGGCATTAAAGATTGTGTATTTCGTTTAGGGAATGCGTCGCAACGAGTCAATATTCGGGCGTTTGTTGAGATGGACGGCTGTTCGCTGTCGTCCAGCGGAGCGGTGCCTGATAGTCTATTTGCAGGATCGAATTTATCGGATGCCAGTGGGTCGTTGTTAATTGCAACGGGTTGCGATTTTGATTACGCGACCACTAATTTAGTGTCTGGCGCTTCGACATCCATATCGGCACAGTTTATATTTTCTAACTGCAAAATCGGGAGTGGGGCTACTGTTGTTGATACCTTTAGCCCTGCAAATAAATCAGGGGCTAGTGTTTGGCTCTATAACTGCGCCTCCGGTGATACTCACTATAATATGTCCCATTACGATGCGCTCGGTTCAACGATAGTCGATACGGGGATTTACGCGAACGATGGTGCTCAGTATGACGGCACGAATTGCTGCTCCTGGAAAATCACCAGCACGGCGAATTGCAGTTATTACACGCCCTATGTGAGTCCGTGGATAGATTGTTATCACAGCGGAACGAGTGCGATTACGCCCTATTTAGAGATTCTGCGGGATGGGAGTGCCACCGCCTATCAAGATGACGAAGTGTGGGGTGAATTCAGCTATCAGGGAACGACTGGATTCCCTCTTGCTACCATCGTGAGTGACCGGAAAGCCCTGTTAGTTACTGCTGCTGATCAAGCTGCTGGCGTCGGTACGAGCGGCTGGACAGGCGACACGGGGGCGTGGAGTGGCAAACTGCAATCGCCCAGTATTACCCCGGCTGAAATCGGCCATCTCCGAGCGCGAGTCTGTGTCGGTGAGCCGAGCATTACCGTGTACGCTGATCCTGCTATTAGAGGACGGAGCTAGATCATGGCTCTGACTCGCGTCACTCCATCGGGTTGGTTGCAGGAAACTGGGAGTTTCTCGCGGGTCACACCGTTTGGATGGGTGCAGGAAACATCCAGCGGCGCAGGCACTATTACCTTAACTACCGTATTGGATGCGTTGCTGCAAAAAGGGTTTAGTCAATCGTTGTCGGTTGATGCATTGTTACGGAAAACTTTTAATTCAACGGTTTCCGTTGATGCGCTGATTCAAGCCGTTAAGGCTGGCGTTATTTCATTAGATGCTTTAGCGCAATCGACGAAAACCGTTAATGTTTCTGTAGATGCTCTATTGCAAGCTGTTCAAACAAATACGCTGTCGCTGGATGCATTTTTACAAATTGTTTTATCACAGTCACTTTCGCTAGACGCATTGCTCAAAGCAATGAAAACTGCGAATGTAAATGTCGATGCTTTTATTCAAAAGCCTTATACACAAACTGCGTTGTTGGATGCGCTGATTCAAAGTGTGAAAACAGGTAGCGTATCGCTGGACGCAATTTTAGAGGCTTCAAGTTTTACCGAAGCCACTACGTCTTTGGATGCACTAATTCAAGCGGTTCAATCCAAAACTCTGAGTTTAGACGCGCTGATTCAAAACAGCAGCAATATACAAACGAGCTTGGATGCCTTACTGGCCTGGACGCGAACTGTGAGTGTCTCTTTTGATGCACTCTTGCAATCCATGAAATCCGGCGCGGTTTCGCTGGACGCCATTCTGCAAGTGGCGGGGGGCGTTTCTGTGGCGTTTGACGCACTGATTCAGACAGCGAAATCCGGCTTGGTTTCGCTGGACGCTATTTTGGTATTCGCAACGCAGAATTCCGTGATATTGGATGCCTTCATTCAGGCTCGAATGGCCGCCGGGGTATCGCTCGATGCGATTATCGGCGCGATTGCCAGCATTATTATGCCGACCGGGCGGGTAGTCGATGTATCTCCTTCTGAGCGTTTGATTACCTTATCCCCTTCTGAGCGTTTAATTACTTTGTGAGATTACGACTATGGCCGCAACGATTCAAATCCATGAAATGACGACCAATGCCGATACCGGCGTTAATAAAACTTCGGGAACGGTACGGTTTAAGGCAGTCGCTTCGACGACTTCGACTGCCGCTGATGCGAGTGACCCTCTGGTGGTCCCTGGAGCCGGAACAGATTATAGCTTTGTGAAGAAGCTGCGCCCGTACATGGAAGCTCCGCCGAATACCAATATCAGCAACCTGCGCTGGTATTCTGATGGCGCTAATGGTTTTGGAACCGGGATTGGAGTAACAGCGAAGAATATCGGTACGACCTTTGGGACGCATTACGATACTGAAATGTCTGGCGGGTCTGATCTATTTGGCTATACCAGTGGTTCACCTCTGGATGGTGATGGAACAGATGCCGGCCCCTTTGTGCCGGGCGACGATAATACCTATATTGGGGATATTATCGAGTTGCAAATGACGGTAGCCAGCACGGCGAGTAATGGCGCATTGAGTGCGGAGACGCTCACCTTCGCCTACGACGAAATTTAAGACATGGAGTTATCTGCTCGCTATCAGTGGTCAGCGACACGCCTAGATGGGTCTACGTTCGATACGGGCGATGATCTGACGGGCGTGGTGGCGGTGATGTTGACAGCGCAACTGCCGTTGTTGCCGAGTCATACGTTTTCGGGACTTACTTTTGTGCGGCGGTTTGGCCGAGGGTTTCTGCATGGTATGGGAGGTGGAATGAAAGAATACCTGCACTGTATTGTGTGCAAGCAGTGTCGAATCTACCTTCATTCGACTTCCGGCGCGATAGTCATCACGCCCACTGATTACGAGTTTTACGTATGAGCTACGTTCACAATAACAAAAAGCCTGTCGTTCTCAAGAACGATCCAGTAGACCCGGACGGAACCGACTGGATGTATTTCAGTTACGGCGCCTGGCTGCGCACGAGCGAAACGATTGTGGCTCACGAAGGGATCGTGCTGAACGGAATGGTGGTAACGGATTCCACCTATTTAGGGGCAATGACAGACAGCGAAGGGACGGAGTTTACCGAAGTGTACGGTGTTCAATTTACCGTAGACTCTGGAGCCAGTACCGTCACGGTGACTCATCGAGTCTCGACCGAAACCGCAGGCGCAGTGAACTTGGGTCGGTTAAATATTGATCATAGTGCCACGCTGGATGTGGAGACACTATGAACCCTGACGCCGTGACGACGAATCATTCCGCTCCTCATTTCACCCAGGCGGAATCGCGCAGGGATGAACATGCTCATTCCACAGGCGACGATTCCCTGTTCAAGGAGCCAATTTCGGCGGATGTGCCTCGCCGGGCGATTGATCGCAAAATTCTGGAATCGTATGACGCGGCTCAGGAGCGGATTCGCAATATCAGCAGTCGAGTCACCCGAATGGAAGCTTACTTTGAAACGATTGCCCGCGATATGCGGCGACTGGAAGATTTGCAGAAAGAAATGGCGGCGCATTTGGAGACCATCGTGGCGAACAGCGCAGCAGCAGCGAACAAACTGGCGATCCATACTGAAATGGAAGAGTATCAATGGCAAGTCGTGAATCAGGCGAATGACACGCTGGCGAAAGTCGGCGCGGCGCTGAATGAGCATCTTCAATTAGCGGGCGGCATCAATACGCGGCTGGATTGGCTGGAGCGGTTGATGTGGGCGTTGTGGGGTGTCGTGGGTGCCGGAGCGGCGGCATTGATCCCACTAGTGTTGAAAGGGATGGGGGCGTAGTCTATCATCCTGTTTGAGTATCAGAACCTCTACACGGAGAATATATGAAAAAAATAATCAGTTTGTACCAACGTAACTATGATGGCGACCGTCTCGTAAGGAAAGTAATGAGTTATTTGTTGAGCAAAGAGACTGTAGATGCCTGAACCAACAACCCCATCCATACCCGCCCTAAAATTCCCAGTCGGGTTAGACAACCGCGCTCGTGAATCAGCGTTACCGGATGGAAGCTTGCGGGTATGTCAAAACTTGGACGTTACTAAAGAAGGCAATTTGCTCGCCCGGCAGGGATTGCGGCGAATTGCTACAGGTGACTGCCACTCTTTTCATGGCGCTCTCTACGGCGGTTTCGCGTTGTGCGTTCAGAACGGATCGCTGATGCGCTTTGACGGAACGACGTTGACGGCACTGCGGTCGGTTCAGCCCAAAGCGCTGATGAGCTATGCAGCGCTGAACGGCGACATATTTTTTACGAACGGGCATGAGCAAGGGCGTGTAACGGTCTCCGGCGATTTGGCCCTTTGGGGGCTACCAACGCCACCTTCTCCAATCTGCCAAGCCGCGTCTTCGGGCGGACTGCGGGCTGGAACAGTGCGCGTCACTCAAACTGCTGTGGTCGATGGATTGGAGTCTGGTGCGCCGGAGCCAGTTTCTGTGACTGTGGCAGAGGGTGGTGGTGTTCAAGTAACCGTTCCTACTAGTGCTGGTGTATCGTTTGCAGTTTATATGACGGACGTAGATGGCGATCTATTCCGCCGGGCTGCGACTGTGGCGAGTGGGGGAACTGTCACCATCGGGACGGGCTTTGTGGGTAAACCGCTCGATTCGCTATTCGCCGTTAAACCAATTCCAGGCCAGTTCGTGACAGCGCACCGTGGGCGGCTGTGGATAGCGAGTGGTTCGGTAGTATGGTTTACCGATACGCTGTCTCCGCATTGGCTGTTTCCTCATGAAGGTTATTACGCCTTTGAAGCGCCGATTACACTTTTAACCGCAGCCGAAGATGGCTTGTATGTTGGGACTGCTGAGCGGGTTTATTATTTGCAAGGATCGACGCCCAGCGATATGGGCCTGCGTCCTGTTTTGCAGTACGGGGCAATTTTCGGTAGTGGAACTAACGATATACCAACCGATGTTTTGTTGGGGCAAGGAGCTTTTCCTAGTCGATGCTGTGCCTTTATAGATACTGAAGGCGTTTTTTGTATTGGGCGCCCCGGCGGTATTGTACAGCGTATCACAAATGGCCGTTATGTAGGTGGTAATGCTGAACAAGCAAGTGTTGCTTATTGGCGACACAATGGATTGCAACAATTTACAGCAGCGCTAATGACAGTGCGTAATGACGCTAATATGGCAATAGACGGTCAGATGCCTGAAACATTTACTAATGGAATTTCTCTTGAGTAAGTTAGGCAATTTAGTGAAAAAGGAAGAGCGTGCTCGGAGAGCAGAGATTTGTGCAAAGTGTGAGCATAAACGCACAACAGAGTTTATGGGGGTGCTTTTAAATAAATGCGGGCATTGTGGTTGTTTACAGGCACATCGGATTTTTATTGGATGCCCAGTTCAGAAGTTTTAACAGCTCGGATTGTTGCGAGACATCCGATTTATGGCTTATTTTGAGGACAGTCTTATGAATATGTTTAGTATCCCGTCTAGGTGGAAACATGATTTTGCGCGGCTCGTGCGTAATTTTAAATATGATTTTGACGACAACAACGATCTATTGATTGCTAATGTTAAGTTCGATAACTATCTGGATGTCTATGCACCAGATGGTTTGGGCTGGCAGCGTAGCAAAAACTTGGTGACAACCGAAGGCAAGAATCATGTGCTGGACGTGGTGTTGCATGGTACGTCGGCAGTAGCGACCTGGTATGTTGCTCCCTCCAGTGGCAACGTAGAGCCTTCCGCCACATGGACGCACAGCGGGGCGACTGCTTATCATACCGTCGCCACGGAGCTGCTGGCAGGGACGGATTACAATGAATCGACGCGAGTGGCCTTTGTTGAAGCAGCAGCGTCCGCTGGCTCAATCACTAATACAGCGAGTCCGGCGACGTTCACTGCCAAGATTGATAACGTAACAATTCGGGGTTGTGGGCTGTGCTCTACTTCTGTTTCACAAAGTACATCGGCGTCTTATGCCTTGTTGGCGGCATCGAAGTATACGACGGCGCGGGTGCTGGCGACGATTGGCGATACGCTGGGCGTGAAGTGGACGATTAATCTGTAAACCGGCGATATGAACGACTCTTCGCACCGGGGTACTCCGCTGGGCCGGTTTTCTGGCCCAGTGCGCGAGGCGTTTTTGGGCGATCCTCAGTTAGGGGCAGCGTATATTCCGTTGGGCCGTAAATTGTTGGGGTATCTAAAAAATACCTTGGGAACGAGCGGGATTGAAGTGGGAACCCAGCGGCTAATCTTGCCCGATGGTGCGCGCCTGTCCGCGCATGTCGATGGAGTGAATCATATCCTTCACATTGATGTGCGGGAGGTAATAGAGGGTTATGAGAAGGAACTCGCTATTTTTGTCGAAACGGGCTGGATTCCACTAGAGAACCTATCAAGAGGGGAAGTGCTGCTGACCTTTTCGCCCTTGTATTATGGCGCTCGGCAATACAGTGCTTTGGCTTTAAAGTTTCCTCAATGGCTTGATGAGATCATTCTAACCCTGAATGAAGCCGGGCAAGTGACTCACCAGCGAGCAGGGCTGGTACGCCAGCCACATCCGCCGACGTTACCTCATTACCCCACGGAATCATTGATAGACTCGATAGGGTTTCAGAGT